AGGATCTCGGTTTCTCGTTCGAGGCCGAGAGAGTTCAGGTCGGTAGCTTCGATCAGGATCCAATCAGGATCGAGTCGTTGGTGTTCACGGGCGCTGCTGTCATGAAGAAGAAGTCAGCGGCATATCAGTCAACCTCACTAGCGGCTGCGGCCGAGGAGAAAGCAATGGAGAAAGAACAGTTCGACGCCCTCATGGCTTCCATCGGCTCGGTCGCCGATCGGGTCGGCAAGGTCGAAGAGAAGATCAAGTCTGGCTCGCTGGCCGCGATGGCAGTCGACGACAAGGTCAAGCCTCACGCCGATGCTCTGCACGGCTGCGCTGACAAGATGGAGGCAGCCGGGATCGGCGGTCATCCGACTCGTGGTCACGTCCACATTCTCCGTCATATGGCGGATTCGATGATGGCCGAGGCTCATCAGGGCAAGATCCCCTCCGAGTATCACGCTCCTAACATGTACGCGGCGGGCGAAGTTCGCCTCGGTGGGATCAGCGCCGAGGCCCAGAAGGAGATCGACGGCATCAAGGATGCAGTCGCTGGGATCAAGACCATTCTGGAGGACGTCCAGAAGAAGTCCGTCGCAGCCTCCGCTGCTCCGACGAGAATCACGCTTCCTCCCCGCATCTCCTCGCTCATGGCGAAGGGACAGATCACTCTCCCGGATAACGGCGGTAAACTCACCGTCGCCCAAATCGACGCGGCACTCAAGAGCACGTCGCTCAGCTCTCAAGACCGCCTCGAACTCAAGATCGGCTTGGAGCGGGCTGGAATTCTGGTGAAGGCTGCGGCCTAACCTCAACTCGCAACAAGGAGATCCCTTATGACAAGCAGGGCAAATCCGAACGCGAAATTCCTCAGTTTGGAGGCTGCGGCCGACTTCCTGGGGAATGGCGCGATCGAGATCAACATGTATGAAACGGAGATCTTCGACATCGTTCGTCGCAGCACACCTGCGATTCAGCGATTCGACGCTCCTCCGGCGACCGGTCATCCTCACCGTTACTTCGAGCAGACCGCTATCGCAGTTGCCACCACCACCGATCCTCGCAACATCGTCCCTTCCGCGACCGGCCCGACTCGTGTCGAGCGCAGCGCACTGATTCGTGCGATGACCAACCAGACCAATCTGTCTCTGTTCGACGTAGACGTCACCCGTCAGCAGGGTCAGTTCGCTTACCTCGAGGCCAAGGACATCAACGACCTCGTGTCGTCCGTCGAGGTGCTTCGCGGCAACATGGTCTGGAACGGCACGGCGGCGAATGTCAACGACAGTGGCTCGACTCAGTACTGCGGCATTCTGACGCAGGTCACGAATCAGACCACCATCGCCATCGGTAGCTCGATCATCGATGGTCTGAAGACGAAAGTCGCTCAGATGGTCGCCAATCCGAGCTACACCGTCAAGCCGACCGCCATCTACATCAATCCTATCGCCAACGATATGATCGATCAGGAGGCCAAGGCTCAGCAGGTCTACATGAACGAGACGACCGTCGAAGGTGGTCTCGTCGTGAAGACTCTGCAGACTCAGGCAGGTCCGCTGCCTCTGATCGGTGATCCCTATATGCCCGCCGATACGACCAGCAAGTACGGATTCGCTGCTCCGCCCGCAGGGTACTCGAACTACTACGCCGCCATCTTGACGGACAAGGAAGTCGAGCTGCCCTACATCGGAGGCGTGGACCAGAATCCCAATCCGCGTATCTTCCAGCTCGGATTGCTCGGCGGTCTGCAGGGTCAGTACGTCGTGATCAAGTTCGACACGGCGATCGCCAAGGGTCCGTCCTACGCTCACGCCGTCGTGGCAGTCGTACGTCCGACGCTAGCGGCCGACTAAGAGGATCTTCCCTTGCGAGTCTATATGGACTGCGCCGAACCGAGGAAGAGGCACGACATGTTCGTGACTCCTTCCTTTACCTCGTCCAGCGCGGACTTCAAGGACTCGCAAGGGAATCCTATCACCTACACGGTCAGCTTCGACTACGGGATGGCAGAAGTCCCTGATAATCTCGGTAGATGGATGGTCGACCACGGTCTTGCGAAGACCTCACTGATCATTCTCCCGGCACGTAATCTTATTCGCTCAATAGTGAGGGCCTAATGCCTCCTGAAGCACTCGGCAATGCGAGATACGCAGCCTCGCAGAATAGTCCAGCGGTCGGCGGCTTCGCCATTACACCGAGCGACACGGCTGACATGCCTCTAGGACCGACTCGGTCTATCTACGTTGGAGTAACAGGCGATCTCAAAGTTACGATGATCGACGGCACGACTATTGTCATCAGCAACGCGGCGGTCGGGTATCATCCTCTTCGTGCGTTGCGAGTATGGTCTACCGGGACAGCAGCGACGAATCTTACCGGGCTGTACTGATGTTAAGTCTCGGCCTCGGCCTCAGTTTAACGGACCTCGATGTTCTAGGTTCCGGAGGCGGCGGATCTGTTTGGATCTTAGCGACCGGCTTCTGGGTCGACTCTGGAGTCTGGAAAGACTCCTCAACGTGGATAGACTAGATGGTGTGGATCAACAACGGCGACGCGGGCTCCGCGGTTCGGGCCAAGCTCAACAGCATCCCGAATGACGGGACGAATTGCACGGCGGTAGCACCAGTCCCCCTCCCCTTCGTTGGCACAGCGCCGGTTAATGGCTGGACGCGGCCTGCGCTTTCAACATTCTCGACATGGCTTAATCAGGGGGATGCCATAGCAAGCGATGGCACGGGGGGACTGCCAATTATCCTCCGTTCAGATATGGCTGTTTCAACACAGAACGTTCTAGGTGGCAATCTCATTGGAGTGTTCAAAGCAAGCTCAGTGCCACCTTATACCATCACAGTCGCCGCCGCCGGAAGCGGCAACATTACGGCTCAACCCGCGAGTATCCCAGCAAGTGAAGTAAGTCAAATGTGGGCGCCGATTATTCTATACAACAGTATATCGGGGGTTGCTCTCGCTTTTGGCTGGGGGCCGAAATATGGCCAGGGCGGCAACGGCGTGAACCTTTGGGTTTACTCTAATACTGCCTCTGGCAACACACCCGGCTATTGGGGCAGCCAGGGTAATGGCTTTCCGATGGGCCAGTATTTTGAGTGGTTTAGACTCTCAAACGACGGAACCAATATTACTCTATCGATCAGTGATGATGGGCAAGAATGGCAGGAATGGTTTGTTGACACTCTCGCAGATATTTCAAGCGGAACCGGAGGGGTCACGACATTCGACAAAGTAGGTTTTGGATTCGATACGGCGATGACCGCTGGATTGGCAAACGCCAATTTAAATCCGCCGATTCAAACTCTGGCGAATAGTTTTCAATCAGCAAAGCTCTGGCAATGGGTCGAGACCCCATGACCCTTCCCGGCATCCCGCGCGGCAGCAATAGGGTAGAGATAAGGAGATTGAAATGGCCACCTGCGGAGATGACGGACAGTGGGATAATCGTAAAGCGCGTCGTCGAAAGAAGGCATTCCTTCGTAGAAAGAAGTAGACGATGCCGGGATCAGTCTATCTGCAACCTTCCGAGTACGCGAGCTTCAACCTCGCTAGCTCGACGAACGCTGGTCTAGTTCAGCAGGCGAGCGCGCTGATCGACGGCTTTCTTCAGAGGCCCGAGGGATTAGTCTGGACGGAGGACGGCAGCGGTGCTCCGTGCTACATGAACTCGCCTAGCCCGACTCTGACCCTCACGGCCCCCTCCGGCGGAATCTCTCCGGGGACCAACGTCGTCGTTCAGTACGCTGGTCCGGCTCTCGACAATAACTCGGTCGGCGAAGTATTGGTTCTTGACAGAACCAACACTGGCATCACAGAAGCTTGCGTCATTCAGGCAGTCGGGAACAGTCCGAATACCGTCACTCTGCAGACGGTACAGTTCGCTCACGGGAGCGGAGCGACGATGGAGTTCGGGCTAACGATTCAGGAGCAGAGAGAAGTACCGAAGGATCGGTCAGTCGTTCTTCTAGCTAATCCTCAGATCATGCAGCTTCAGAGCGGAGTAGGACGCTACGGATACGGACGTCGCTCTCAGCAGATCATGGGGAACTTCCAGGAGTTTAATCTCCTCGCCGTCGTCTCTGCCTTCGGTGGGCCTCCTCTCTGGATACCCTGGCAGACTACAGATGCTGGCCTCAATCGAAGCACTGGAGAGTGCTGGATCCCGGCAGGAATTCTCCTCGCGTATTACACCGAGGTCAAGATCTGGTACATCGCAGGCTTCCAGCAGTCGGCCCTCCCGTTCAACGTCAAGCAAGCCTGCGCTAACATCGTAGGTCAGCTCAAGGAGACGGGACTCGGTCCTAACATTCGCAGAAGAGATCAGAAGGACGGGGTGGGCTCGCAGCGGTTCGAGAACGAGATGATCGATCCGAACAGCAGAGATCTTCTTCGTCCGTATCACGCGAGAATATTCGGGTGAGGATCAACTTCCAGATCATTCCTGCTCTGGAGAACATCTACGCGAGGTTCAACAAGGCTCCGACAGCCGCGAGAGAAGCTGCTCTCCGAGCGATGGACAATGTTGGGATCTTGCTGCTGAACCGCGTGAGGCAGAACCTCAGCGGCGACATTCTCAAGGCTCGTACTGGAGATCTTCGGGCGAGTATGCAGTACGAGGTCTACGAGGCTGCGGGTAACATCACCACTCGCGTCTACTCTGACGGCTCCGTTCCTTACGCTCGCATTCTCGAGACTGGTGGTGTCACCAGGCCGCACGAGATCGTAGTGAGGAACGCAAAGGCTCTTCGTTACGAGATGCTGGGAGGTACTCACTTCTCTCACTCTGTACAGCACCCCGGCTCTAAGATTCCTGCATTTATGTATCTGAGGATGGCTATGTCTCAGGAGCGTACTACCACGACGCGAATGCTCCGCGAAGCGATGAAGGACGCTATATGATCGTCGTACCTTCTGTAGAGGCGATCATGGTCGCTCTGACCAATCTTCTGAATGGAACCTCAGGAGTTAAGACCGTCACAAGGGTCTGGCAGCCGTGGGATCAGGTCAGCGAGCTGGTTCAGCCGGCGATCGTGATTGTAGAACCAACGGAGGACGAGACTTCTCGGCGAGGCAGCCAGCCTGCTCTGAAGCTCGAGGTTCTTCTGGTCTGCTACGTCACCGTCGATCCTAAGGATCTGACGACGCCTCCGAACACGGCGATCAATAATCTTATCTCTGCGGTGAGGACAGTAATTCTGCCGAAGGGTGCAGACATCGTCGTAAACGCGCAGACTCTAGGTGGGCTCGTCTCGAACGTGTTCATCGACGGGAAGATAGTCAAGGATGCCGGGATAATCGATAATCAGGGCTCTGTACTGATACCGGTCACGGTGCAGATCACTAAATGAAAGGAACGATCGCATGGCCTTCGCAATCTTCGGACCCGGCTCGCTCTATCTGACGCGGACCGACGTCGCAAATTCTACTCCTGTCAACATCGGCTACGTCCAGGAATTCTCGCTGGACGAGGCTGCCGAGACCAAGGATCTCTTCGGTCAGAACCAGTATCCGCTCGTCTCCGCTCGCGGTACGATCAAGATCACCGGCAAGGCGAAGGCTGCCGAGCTCTCTGGCATCGCGGTCAACAACTGCTATCACGGACAGTCGAACTTCTCGTCTGGTCAGTTGCAGATGGCTAGCTCGCCGTCGACCGCGATCCCGACCACTCCGTTTCAGATCACGCCCACCGTTCCAGGCTCCGGGACGTGGACGACAGACCTCGGAGTCATCAACGCTGCGACCGGTCTTCCGTTCCAGAAGGTCGCCAGCGGTCCGACGACCGGCCAGTACTCGGTCGCAGCTGGCGTCTACACCTTCGCGGCTGCTGATGACTCGGGAGGCAACGCCTACTCGGTCATCATTACCTTCGCCTATACGACCACTGGCTCTGGTCAGACGATGATCGTGACTAATCAGCTCATCGGTACTACTCCTCTCTTCCAGCTCGACTACGCTACGACTCTGAACGGCAACCCCTATTATCTGCGCCTGTTCCAGTGTATAGCTTCAAAGCTGGGACAGAGCTTCAAGCTGACGGACTTTATGATGCCGGAGATCGACTTCTCGGTCTTTGCGAACGCGGCGGGACAAGTCTACGAGGCGAGCTATCCCCAGATAGGCTAGCTGAGGATTGAATGAAGACGACTACTATCGTACTCGGGGGAGCGACTTACGACATCGAGCCGCTCCCCATCGGCGTTCTTCGTGAGTTGGATCAGACGATAGCTGAGACTCCTCTCGACACGCTGAGCAAGAAGGACAGAGAGACTTTCTTCTTCGATCAGGCGCTGACCGTCATCTTTCACGGGCTGAAGACCAAGTATCCTGCGATGGACATGAATAAGCTCAAGGCGATCCCGTCCGACATGCAGGAGTTCTTCAAGGCTCGTGAGATGGTGCTGCGTCACTCCGGACTTCTGATCGACAAGGAAGTCAAGTCGGGGGAAGGCGAAGCGGCAGCGTCCTAGACTGGTGGAGATTCGTCTACGGGCGCTTTCGTACCGTCTGCGGATATACGACAGCCGAGATAGACGCACTGACGCTCCCGCAGGTGAGAGAGCAGTTCGAGTACTGGAGCGAGTTTCCTCCGGCGCACGAACATCTGCTGATCATGTCCGGATACAAGAGCCCCGAAGCTGAGAAGGCGAAGAATGCTGGAGCGATGGGTCCTGAAGATTTTCTCGCATTCGTGAAGCACACTGGCGGACGAAAGCTGAGCCCCAATGGCTGACGACACCGATAATGTCCAGATTAGTTTCACCGCCCAGATAGATTCTCTTCAGGAGGGGATTCAACTAGGCGAAGAACTCATCAAAGAGTTTACCGGAGAGATCGCAACTCTCCAGGAAAGAATATCTGCTCTCTCCGAAGTCGGCGGAGATTGGGCCGCACTCGGCGCCATCAGGCAGTACACGGCGGGCATCCAAGATGTCAGCGCCAAGACCGATATCCTCAAAGACAAACTAGCAGAACTCTCGGCTGAACAGTCGAGACTCGCGGTTACTCAGTTCAAGCCAGTCTCGATGCAGTTCGCCATCGACGAGTCGATGCGACTCAACGAGATGATATCCTCCGCGTCTGCGAGTGCTCGCGTCTTCCAGAGTAGTCTCGGCAACGTCGGTATCTCTGCGACCGAGATGGCGATTCAGGAGCGTGAGGCTGCTGCTGCGACCGATGCTCTTAATCGGTCGCAGGGCAGCTTCTTCCAGAGTCAGACAGCCGGGAGGGCGGCGGTCGCCTCGAATCTATCTGCTCTTCAGGGGCAGAGCGCCGCTTATCAGAGAGCCACTACGTCTCTCGGCGGGTTCGGAACGGCGTCGGCCAGGGCGAACCAGGAGATCACCGCCGGGACCAGCATGTTCCGAGCAGCAGCCGGAGCGATGGATCAGTTCAGCATCAGGACCTCCGGAGCTGCTCGTGAGCTGATAGTCCTCGCGCACGAGGTCGCCAGCGGCAGATACTCCCGCATCCCGGGATCGCTGATGGTCATGGGCGAGATGATGACCGGCCTCAGCGTCGGTGCCGCCGCCGCTACCCTCGGCATCATGGCTGTCGTAGGAGCGATCGGATACTTCACCTATCGCGCCATCGAGCTCGCCAACACCGTTCGCGACATACAGATCGGAGCACAGTTCGCTGGTAACGCCGACATATCGAATCAGGCCATCGAGTCTACCATCCTCGAGATGGCGAAGATGCAGGGCATGACTCGTGCGACGGCGGAGGAGGTCGTGGGTCAGTTCGCTCGTATGCGGGGGATGACCGCGGAAGATCTCAGTGCTCTGACTAAGCTGACTGCGGAGTATTCTCAGGCGACTGGAACTACCGCGAAGGAGGCGGCGGAGAAGCTCAGCGCTGCGATTCAGAACGAGAATCTCAACGTCGCTACTCTCGCGAAGATGTTCCCTGGAGCTACAGACGCTCAGCTAGAGAATACCCAGGCGGTGATAGAGTCCGGCAACGCGCATCAGCGCGAGGCTGCCCTCATGCTCATGACTCAGCAGCAGTTGGATCGAACGAAAGAGTCAACCATCGCCGCTAACTCTTCGATGACTGCTAGCGCGAAGAACTTCCTCACGTATATCGGGGCTCTCGAAGCTGGTATCCCTTACCAGAGTATCGAGAATAGTCTCATCGAGGAAAACACGAAGAAGTGGAAC